TCCTGGTGCACATTCACACCAGCCAACATCGAGACAGCGAACAACGTCTATGTTGGTTCACGCTATCGACCAGGAACGACAACATGGCAGTGGATGAGCTTGCCTGGCCCATGGACAGCATTCTGGATGTATGAGTGTGATGGTCAGATGTGGATTAGCAATAGAACAGGTGCCACTTCTTACTACCTGACATCTGTTGGTGCCACATACATCGCAGCACGTGCAACACACGTTGACTACAACGAGGCCAACACTGAAGTGGGCTTGCCAGGCATGTATCAGAGAACAGCAGCTATGTCAACTACTGTTGTTCTTAACAATACTCTATTAGCATCTGCTGCAAATGTGTTGTTCTGGTACAACAGCACTGGAACCACAAAGGTTCCTGTCTTGTCATCTTCGCCATATCATGCTTTTGAAAGCACACCAAATAATCAAAATAATACTAATGCTGTCTACAGCACAACATCAAACACAGCTGTCTTTAAGCCTATCATGATGTATACCAACACAGGTGTGACAGCTGACAGTTCAAACTTCTTAGTTCGTGGTGCATTCTGGGGCGCAAACATGCAGACAAGGACAACTATCAAAGATGCAGCAGGTGTCAATACACTTGGCTACTCTTGGTATCCTGATGACATAGCTGCTCCAGCAGGCACCAACACTAACATCGTATTTATGAACACTCCCTGAGGAACTCATATGAAAACCAAATTCACCATTAGCGATCTGGATCTGACAACGACTGACTGGATCTTGATCTATGATCCCGCTCAGTCGACACCATTCACCACACTTCAGGGAACTGAGCACGTCTGGAACTGGGATTTCACTACTGGTAACCTACTGAAAGATGGAACACCACTCTTAGGTTCTGAAGGTTATAGTATAGTTATTGAACGTTATGAGGAGTAGAAGATGGACGGACAGAAGATTGTAGCACGTATTCCTTGGGCCAAGGTCATGGCTCTTGTCGCTAAGATCATCAAGTACAGCAAAGGCGGTATCTCTAAAGACGAAGGTGCAGATCTTGCTGAAGATCTACTTCTACTAGCAGCTGATCTGATCGAAAACGGTAAGTGAGATGCCTAAGTTCAGTGCTCGTAGCCTAAAGAACTTAGAGCAGTGTCATCCTCTGCTTCAGCTTCTGATGTATGAAGCTATTAAAGTGTCTGACTTCTCAGTGATCTGTGGCTTTAGAGGAGAGAAGGAACAGAACGAAGCCTATGCTAGAGGCAACTCTAAGCTGAAGTGGCCACAGTCAAAGCATAATCAGACACCTTCTATGGCTGTTGATATAGTTCCATATCCTATTGACTGGAACGATGAGCTACGCTTCAGAACTTTAGGTGCTGTAGTGAAAGAGATCTGGTCACAACTACCTCCTGAGAAGAAAGAGGGCTATGAACTGTCTTGGGGCGGTGACTGGAAGACGTTTAAAGATCTTCCTCACTTCGAACTGAGGAAGAAGTAAGTGGCCAGAATAGATCCTGGAGATCTAGTTCTTCTCAGAGAAGATGCTTTTGAGTGTCTAGAGGATGACTGTTCTGAACTGAAGGGACAGTTAGGAGAGGTCGTCTACATCTCTTCAGTGTTAGAAGGTGCTGAACTGACAATACTCTACAAGGGACAGAAGCGACTGATCCACTCAGTTCCTCAGACGTTTGTCTATCATGTAGCACAGGCATAAAAGAACACCGCACACAGCAAGGTGAACTGTGTGCGGTGGAGCAGAAGCAATCATTACTTCTTAATATGCTCAGTAGATCGAACACCACTCCTATCTACTTCTTATTAAACTCTAACTCTAACTGAACGAATGTTTAACCATTCAGTGAATATCTATCACGTCACTTCAGTTTATTCCTTGTTACTTTCTGTTTCCTGATGCTTGAGGGGATTAGCCCTAAGGGACGTATCTCGGCGCCGTTTGGTCAATCATTCAGGCTCTCCAGGTTATTGAGCCTTGATCTATCAGCCAGTATTTAACGCTTCCTTCAGGCCAGTTTTGGTGGAACCTTGATGCCTGGGGCTTCCTACGTTAGATCCTGGGGGGCTATTAGCCGTCCCCTTTCAACCTCTACTGAACCAATCTACCTACGACGGTAAGGCCTATCTCACCTTGAGTTCTCTGTGACCTTGTCCCTCAGCTTTCGCGGATTATTAGTCGTCACAAAGAGTTCTGCCTTAGTTCAGCCGGGATCACACCGTGAGAGGTTTCTATCTGATCTCGGTTTGCCACGATCGAGGTGGCTATGTGGTGTCTACGTATAACTATCACCTACCAGAGCAAAGTGTTTAACTCTGCTCAACTTTTTTATGCGATCCAGCGGGGGCCGACAGGATCAACTGGGGGCGGAATACGAACGGGCATCACAGCTGCACCGTCTTGATGAAGCCTGCACTGCGCTGTTCCCAATCCATTCTGAAGCAGAGAGCATCATGCACTGTGAATAGGTGCTTGCCCACTGAGAAGCGCTTCAGTGCCTTTGCGTCGTAGATGTGCCCCAACCAGTTCAGTCGATTGATGATCACAACCAGATCAGCACCACCACGCTTCCAACCTACCTCATTTCCACCACGTGTCTCCACCTCGACACACGCGGTCGTGTATGGGCAACCATCCCGATCATTCCAACCGCTGTTGCTCTTCACCTCGACACGCTTCCCACCGATGATGAAGTCGTGCCCCACCAGTAGCTTATCAGCATCCTCAGAGATCCAGAGAGGCGGTGTCTTGAAGCTCTCGTAGAAGCGCTTCTCAGCTGCCTTGCCCTCTCTCATTGCCCTCTGACCGTCAGCAGTTCTCAAATCCTGTAGCATGTGTCCTCCTTGTAGATCTCCCTCGTTTTTCCCGAGGGACATGACTACATATGGAGGATTGTGCGTTTTTTCTCACTATTCTTAAACAAAGTGCGCGGCTGAGAGATAATTACTTATAGGAGGCAAGATGGCAAGAGGCACAGCGGCAGAACGTGAGCAGTGGGCAGATGAGAGACGCGCATACGAGCACACACTCATCACAGAGGGAGAGTGCAAGGGATATCTGATCCTGAAGCACATCGACGGCAGCCTATTCAAGGCAACAAACGGCACTGAAGAGGTGTATGTCAGTCAGAGAACTAAGGAACCGATCAACAGCAGTTTTGTGGCTGGCGGTTTCATCAACTGGAGGGACGCAGAATGAAGTATCTAAAGGCAAAGCAGAAGAAGCTGAAGAGGATCCAAGATTTCGTGCAGCACGAGGTCGACATCGGCAAGTGCGACCAAGGGGACATCGACGACATCGTCAACCACCTCCGTGTGTGGCTCGTGCCCAAGGTGCAGACAATCACCAACGAGGAGAGCAACTACCTGTATGCTGCACACTACGGCACTCAGGATCCCACATCCCTCGTCTGGACACCTGCACAGATCAGCGATCAGATCGACCTCGAGATCCAGCGCCTGCGCGAGGATCCATTCTGATGATGCGCAAGGTTGGTGTCAAATGTCCTGAGCTGGACATCACAGCCACCACCAGGCAGAACATCTGTCAGGTGCGCGGCATCCTCTTCCGCAAGATGGCAAGAGCAGTCATCAAGCAGCTGTGCGGTGAGGAGCAAGCAACTGAAGAGCGTGTGCGCCTGCTCGCAAAGGAAGAGGAGTTTCAGGAGCTGGTAGGTGAAGCATGGCTGCAGCACTGTAGAGCACGTGCAGGCGCGAAGGACAGTGGTACAATAGGTGTCGAGGTGCGCGGTGAATGACTGGTCAAACGACACGCTGCAGGTGGGAGATCTGGTGCGCATCTACGTCGGCCCACCAGGCTACATGAGAGATTGCGGCATCGACTCGAAGGGCCTCGGTGTGGTGATATCACTCGACACACCACCACGTGGCTCCCTTCAGACATACGACGTCACTGTCCTCACACCAGGTGGCCCCATTACCACATACAGGCAGATGCTGGAGAAGTTGGACAATGGCCTGTAAGCACAGCCCACTACCGCACCACCTCTACGTCCACGTGCAGAACTCCCACCTTGGGCCCAACATGCCTCAGGGAACAACACGTGGGATCTGGCACGGCGTCTACTGCCGAGTGGGGCAAGCAATGCTATGTCACGTCCTGCTGGAGAGTGGAGCACACTGGAGCGGCCTTCCACTCCACGCCCTATCAGCGACCGAAGATTTCAGCAAGCCCCTCAGCACACTCCAACCTTGGGGCGGCATGGGAGAGGCGATGACAGCATTCCACCTCCCCTACCTCGAAGGCCTGCAAGTGGTGGGCAGAGAGACGGGGCGCGGCAGGCACACAGGAATTCTGATCGACTGGTCAGACGGCTTCAGTCGCTATCCTCAGGAGCACAAGCCACTGTCCCTGATCGAGACATCCTCCGGACAATACGCGCTGCTACCAAATAACTACTACACGATCGAAGACAAGCACTTCACCGACGCAGCAGCCGAGCAGAACAGAATGCACTACAGGCGCGGTGAGACGACATACTGGGAGGGGGAATGAAGTATCCACAATGGCCGCAGGCAGGAGATCTCGCGCTGATAGACAAAGAAGAGATCGTCCTCGTGATCGACCTCAAGCTGGCAAAGGAAGCTTACAGGGGCCTCTACGAAGTGGACGATGAGGACAGGCACATCTGGCTGGGCGGTGACAATGTCATCCACTACATGAACATCATGGGCCAGGTGCTCCACAACGGGAAGTGCGAGTGGATCAGGATCGAAAGATTATCTGCGCCCACCGAATAAATGCGTGTATCATGATAGATACTATTGATAAGGAGTGCACTCAATGTCTGAACACGCACAAAGTACCGGGGCTGAAAATAATCAGCGCTTCAGGAAGGTTCGCAAAGCAATCAAGGATCGCAACATCACTGAGGTGTCGTGGAACCTGCTGGAGATGTGCATCGATGACCTCGAGCTGCACGGGGAGATCAAGCTCCTGGGCAAGACAGGCCTGATGGAGATGGTGCGCATCATCAGCGTCCAGAAGAACGAGGACAACCAACAGGCGCGGATGGAGAAGGTATCTGAACTGAAGGAATGGCTGAGGAAAGCGGGCTGATGAACGTAAAAGACGTCGTCTCCGATCCTGTCCTGTTCTGCTCTCGTCTTCAGATCGTCGACAAGAAGGGCCGACCTGTCAAACTGAAGCTTCGCTCTGAGCAGATCGAGATCATCGAGGCGCTGGCAGCAGGGGACGACACGCTGGTGCTCAAGGCCCGTCAGATCGGCAGCACAACAGCGGTCGCAGCATTCTTCTTCTGGAAGTGGTACACAGCGCCCGATCCTCAGACATATGTCTCCCTCAGCCACAAACTGGCGTCAGCAAAGCACATCCTCGACATTCAGAAGCGCTTCTTCAAGTCACTACCACGTGCCCTTCAGCGTCCACTCTCCGTCGACAACACGACCACACTGACACTCGCTGACACCGGTGCGACACTGATGGCTGCATCAGCTGAGGGCAAGGGCGGGCTCCGTTCATTCACAGCGACTGGGCTCCACATCTCAGAGTTCGCGTTCACTCCCAACGCCGACGAGCTGAAGGCAACAGCGATCGCAGCCCTGAACGGCGGACAGCTCTGCATCGAGAGCACTGCGAACCACTGGGGCGATCCACTGCACCGAGAGATCGAGCTGTGGGAGGCTGAACAGGTCGACTGGAACTTCCTCTTCTTCCCATGGACAAGTCACGCTGAATACAGTGAAGCGCCACCTGACGACTTCGAAACTGATCCCGACCTCGATCTGACACCGGGCCAGCAGTTCTGGATGGCGCGGATGATGGGCAAGCTGGGCGAGACGAAGTTCCGACGCGAGTATCCCCTCTCAGTCGACGATGCCTATGCTCAGACAGACGGGGCGTGGATACCTGCGCAGATGCTGAAGGACATTCAAGTCGTCAAGCTCGAGGCAGAGGGCGGACAACTGGCGTCAGTCGACCACAACGACAGATACGCGATCGGCGTCGACACAGGCGCTGGCACGGGCGGTGACTACTCAGCTGCAGTCGTCGTCTCAGTGAGCAGCGGTCAGGTGGTCGATGTCCGTCGCTCCAATCAGATGACACCGACCGAGTGGGCTCAGGTGGTCGCTGATGCCTCCAACAAGTGGAAGGGCGCGAAGGTGCTGACAGAGAGCAACGGCACCTGGGGCGGTGTCGTCATCACTGAACTGAAGCACATGGGCGTGCCACTGTGGAAGGACGCTGATGGCAAGGATTGGATCACGAACGCGGCAACGAAGCCCAAGATGCTGGAGGAGCTGAAGGATCGTCTATCCACTGGGAGCATCACAATCCTCGACAGCTGGACAGTGGGCGAGTTCCGAGCCTTCAAGGTCGACGACCGCGGCAATCCCTTCTGCCCCCGCAACGGCATCCACCACGGCGACACGGTCATTGCGATGGCCCTCGCGCTGCAGTGTGCGAAGAAGGTGTCGGTGCCCGATCGCCCCTTCCTTCCTCAGTGGATCGTCGACCGGCGGATCAGAGAAGCACGAGGACGGGGCGCGCTGAAAGAAATGCGTCGGTATTAAACATTTATGACAAGTTAGGAGATAGTTATCGTCATGGCAAGAACAGAAAAAGACAGGATCCAGTTCATCCGCGCTGCCGTCCAGCAGCACACTGACTACTGGGACGAACTGCGCCCCAACATGCGCCGCTACCGCAACGCCTACATGACCAAGTTCTACGAGGACATGGACAGCGTCGATGCTGATAGCTCCATCCGCGTGGAGACATCTGACGCCTACGCAGCGATCGAGTCGCTGATGGGCTCGCTCTTCACCAAGTATCCCGGCATCGAGCTGGGCCCAGACATCAGCGGCAAGGGGGACATTGCTTTCACCAAGGCAGTGACCAACTCGTGGCTGAAGGGCGCACGTCAGCAGATCGAGAACGCCGCACGGATGGCCCTCATCTACACGCACTCCTTCCTCAAGCTGGCACCACGCGAGAGCAGCACGCTCCTGGGCAAGGTCGCCATGCGCGCTGTCCCACCGTGGCAGGTGATCCTCGACCGCGACGCTGCCGCATGGGAGGACAGTCGCTTCATCGGCCACGTCTACTACATCAGCGTCGACGAAGCCACTGCCAAGTTCGGCCCCAAGAAGTGGCACGGTGTCGCGCAGAAGGATTACTTCACCGACTACGAGCGCAACACCGACCGCAGCTACCGCTCCTACGGCGACCAGCCTGACCTGCCCAACGAATACCTCTACGTCGAGATCGTGGAGATGTACGACTTCCTGAACAAGGAGCTCCTGTTCTGGTCGTCACAGTGGAAGAGTGGTGAGGAACTCCTCAGCAAGGACGCCGTTCCAGTCAACACCTTCGACGGACGACCACTCTCCAACATCGTCCCGTTCTACTTCTCCCGTCGTCCTGACCGGCCGATGGAAGGCTACTCCGCCATGGCCCGCATTTATGATCAGTGTTTCGAGAAGAACATACTACGCACATTCTGGGCCAACGCGGTGCGACGTGATAGCCGCCAGTTCATCTACAAGGAAGGCGCCTTCGACGAGGAAGCGCTGGCGAAGATCACGTCCGGTGTGGATGGAGCGATGGTACCAACAGACAGCGACACAATTACCGGCCTGATCGACGTCGTCCCTGTTGTCCCCATCAGCTCCAACCACGCCGCTTACCTCAACTACATTGAAGCTGACTTGAACAAGGGCTCACTGACAGCAGGCTTCACACGCGGTGAGGCGTCCAAGGCGACGGCCACCGAGATCTCAGCCCTCATGCAATACACGTCGTCAGAGCTGGGCAAGATGGCCCGTGACCGCGACGCGACCATCGAGCAGATCGCTGGCCTCTACGTCCGCATGCTGATCCCACTCGTCGACGACGGTGACACAGTGGTCGTCTCGACTGAGGAGGGCGCAAAGGTCGCCACGGTCGCCAAGCTCGACGCTGACTGGGAGTTCTACGCCACTGACAGCGCAGGCACACCACTCACTGACATGGTGCGGAAGCAGCAGCTCGTTCAGCTTCTTCCTGCTCTGGCACAGTTGGGCGTCCCAGCTGAAGAGATCAAGAGCGAGGTCATCCGCCTCTACGACCTGCCGCCCTCCTTCCTCAACAGCCCAGCATCTGCCGGCGCCCCGACAAGCGCCTCGGCTGCGGCGACGACGGGGGCTCCCGAAACTGAGGCTGCCGTATCTGACGTCATCGGAGGCGCCTGATGCCACTGTATGACGCAGTGTGTCCTCAGCACGGGAAGTTCGAGGCGCTGGCCAAGTGGGATGCAACCATCACCTGCCGGCAGTGCGGTGCGGAGAGCAAGCGGATGGTGTCCATTCCTGCTAAGACAGCCACACTCTGGAATTCGGGATGGAACTCGGGCCTCGAGGGCAGCGGCTTCTACTCCTACTCAGCCGGACAACACGTGACCAACAAACGCGAGGAAGAGCGGATCATGAAGTCACGTGGCTTCATCAACGAGAAGGATCTGGGCGGTGAGAACTTTTACAACGACTACATGACTGAAAAGAAGAACGAGCGCGACGAGCTCGATGCGACCGCGAAGACATACAGGGACAATCTACAGAAGTATGATGGGGATAAGATCCGTGCTGTTACGGAGACATTCCCGGCGCATACCATGTTGGAACAAGCAGCAGCATATGACGCTGCACATGGTAATGATTAATGTTTTCCTTCCACGAGTTGCTTGGTATTATTAATGCAGGAGGTCATATGACTGAATGCATTCCAGCACCAGGTAAATCGGGGAAATACTACGCACGTAAAGAGTTAATCAAGAGAGATGGGCAGCCTCCATTCAAGGGCGCTGTCTGCAGACACACATGCCAGAACGACAGTCAAGCACCAAACGGCTTCACTTGCATCATCCACACAGTGTGGGATACGCACTCTCAGAACATGATCGATTGCTCACATAAGATTGGCTTCTCAGTTAAACCTGTGACGCCTGAACAACACGCCAAATCTGCTGCTGCCAAAAAGGGCAAGACACAGAAGAACAAGGGCCGGCCCCTCAGCCCTGAACATCGTGCCCGTCTTTCTGAGGCGGCAAAGAATAGATATAACAAGGAGAAACAACTATGACACCAGATGAGAAGATGGAACTCGAGAAGATGCGCGCTGAGGCGATGACACGCCAGGGCGAGGTCGAGGCCGCAGAGGATGAGACATACGCAGCAGCGTCCCCCAAGGGCAAGTTCAGCGGCAAGGCTGCGAACTCTCTGGTGGAGGCGACCAACCGCCTGCTCCCCCTGTTCGGCATCGACGAGAAGTATGAGCGCTTCGGCGGTGGGACAATGTCCTCCCTGCCTCCCGCTTTCATGCGCATCCTCACGATGTTCAGCAAGGCAATCGGTGACGCAATCGCTGAGGGCGCTCTGCCTGAGGACGCAATGATCGATCTGACTGTGATCACCGATGACAGCGGCCTTCAGGGCCTCGCTGGTCGCATCGGCATGGCAGCGAAGTCACCTCAGTTCAAGCGCTTTCTGACCAAGAAGACGACGTCAGAAATGCCCGAAGAAGACGAGGGCGGAGAAGAGGAAGAGGTGTCTGAGGAG